TCATCATTGGCGCTATCGGGATGCGTATCCCAGCTCCATTCGTCAAGCCTGGCCTCTTCGACAGGAACATCACCACCTCTCTTAAACCGTGCTTCACGACCGCCATCATAGTGTTGAAACACTAACTCCTCTTCTAAGGCGATCTGATGCATTGGGGATATTCCCCAAGCCATTGCGAAAGATAACCGCTCCTGCTCCGTTGGTTCCTTCCACATCTTCGCTTTCCACAGTTCGCTGTCATCAACTCCATACCCTTCTCTCAAGCGAAACTGTAGGTGTGCTGGGGTTTCAGCAGAACCAGGGTGGTCGTTCAGCCATTTCCAATAGGGTTTCATGAGTGGCATGCCAGGATTGGCAATCAACTCACAAGCAATGCTTGCCCTTAATATTGGTTGTTGTTGGCCTTTGTTAACCACATAAGGTGATCTCCTGATTGTGTCGAGGATTTTAATTGGGTTGGGGCAGAAATAGGGCCCTGAACGGCCCAACACTACTCTGGATTGACAAAACTCCGCTTCTCGAATATCATCAACAACTTCTGCCTCTGTGACCATGCCAAACTTGAGCATAAACTCTTGCACATTGTCAAGAGCTGCAAGATCTGATCGGTTCACAACTATAACAGAGTCGTCTCCATCCAGCAGGATATTGCCAGTAACACCAGAATTGGTCAACCATGCTGCCAGCATGCCATAATTTAATATGGAATTGCCGAGCGCGGTATTACAATCACCACTCATCCTCTTCCCTACGCACTTATATTTGATCCCACCTTTAGTTTCTCCCGCATTGATAAGCTGTTGTTTTAGCAGCTGTCGTAGGGCGTAACTATTGCCATAGCACTTATTATAAAACTTATGCTCCTCCTTCAACAGGTCGACATTAACGTGGGCATCAAATCTGGAATGATCGGCACAAATATATACGGGATCCTCGTAACACGAAGACATCTTCAGAAGAAGAACTGCTCTCCTTGCCTTGGTTAAACCTTTGGCACTCCACCTGAAGCCGTTATACTTGCTTTGATTGAAACAACGATGTTCAATCTGCCACAAATATCGGGTAATCTCTGAATTGTAAGCTGTACTCCGAAATTGTATGGCACGATCCTCCTTGCCGGCCAGTTTTGTAACATCATGTAACTCAAGCTTTTGCATGCACTTCACCTTTGAGTGAAAAGGTTGCAACCCTAAGGTTTTGACCTCATGCACACCAGCTAAGAACCTGTGTTTTGCTCTGGCAGGCTTGTTTTTGATGATATCCTTAATGGGGGTTTTGCTGCACACTCCGATTTCCGCATTAAGTTTGCGAAGCTCTTTTCGGAGAAGCCGCCAAGCCTTAGACCTAGTTTGTGCTTCCGGCGTCCGCTGCATATGACGATTAACCAATGTCCTCAATTCCTCACCAACTGTATGTTCATGCAATCCATGCTCTCTCAACCCAACCGCCTCCAGGGCTAAGTCGGAGTTGAAATTGCCAAAGACCGTGC